CTTACGCACGTCAACCTAGACACGACAGGCAGATGATAAATGCTTTGTTTGCTCCAGGAAGACTACCACTTAGATTCGGCCTCATGCAAATCCCTGAAGATGGCACTGTACGCAGGGTAGATATGCTGGGGTTCGTAAAAAGAGATACTACAGAACAAGATAAAAGACTGTTCAGTAATATCTATAACGTTCAGGTTAGCTCGGAGTTCCTCCCAGTTCAGCTGAACCAGCTCTACGAAGTGCTAACGCCACCAAACATCACACTAAACTCGCAATTCACAGACTTCACACCACTCGAGCTATAAATTCGGAACCCCTAGTCAAAACCTAACTATTAAGGAGTAAAATCGAATGGCTACATACAGTAGACCAGGCGTCTTTATTCAAGAAGTCGAACTTCCACAAGAAGTTGCCCTCGCAGATGTGGGCACGGCTGCTGGAGCGCTTGTAGGTACCCTTGCAAAGGGTCCTTCAGCTAATCCAACATTGCTAACCTCTTGGACACAGTTTGTAAAGACTTTTGGATCATTGGAAGACGCATATCCAACTACATGGGCAGCCTATAACTTCTTTGCCAACGGTGGTCGTCAGCTATACGTACGACGTATCGTAGGTGCAGGAGCAGCCCAAGCTGGAGTAGTTTTGAACGACCGTTCAAATGCTGCTCTCAATACCCTTCTTGTCAAGGCTTCTAGCCCAGGCGCATGGGGTAACGATCTGTCTGTAGAAGTTGTTGCAGCAGGCGTATCAAATCGCTTCACCCTATTGGTTTACGGCGCTCCAGCTGCTGGTGCTGCCGCAAACTCTAATCTTTTAGAGCAGTTTACAGATCTAAGCATGATTGCTACTGATCCACGTTATGTAGTTTCTGTTATCAACTCTTCTTCCGCGTATGTGGTTGTTGAAGACCAGAACTCAGCATCTGTTTCTCCAGATGACCTACCAAAGGTAGACGGCCTAAAGGATCTAACTGGAGGTCTCAATGGTTCTGCTCCATCTAGAACAAACTATTCAGATGCCCTAACAACTTTTGATTCTATTCAGAATCCGTTGATTTTCAACGTACCAGCTGCTGCGTATGTTTATACACCAACTGGAACCACACAGGAAAGAACACTTGCGATTAACATCCAAGGCGATCTAATTAACTACTGCGAACTTCGTGGAGATGCTTTTGCAGTAATTGACACTCCTGTTGGACAAACTGTTGCAGAAGCTAAGCAGTTCATTACAGAAGTAAAGGCTGCTGCTCCAGATTCAGACGGAGGCTGCGCTGCAGCTTACTTCCCATGGATCCTAATTCCAGATACACTTCGTGCTTCTGGTGGAGCTACAAGAGCTCAGGCTCCAGGCGCTGCAATGATCGGCCAGTTCCTAGCTACTGATGCTTCACGTGGTGTTTTCAAGACCCCAGCTGGTCTTACAAACCGTGTTGCTCTAGCTGTTGCAGCTGAGCGTCAGTTTACTAACGCTGAGCTAGACTCCTTGAACACAGGCACTGTACCTATTAACGCTATTCGCCAGGTTCCAGGAAATGGAATTGTTGTTATGGGTGGTCGCACTCTAAACAACACTCCAGGTGACCGCTACATCAACGTACGTCGTTCACTTACTTACATCAAGAAAGAATTGACTGATAGAAGCGCATTTGCTGTATTTGAGAACAACGACGAGCGTCTTTGGTCTCAGCTACGCGTTGCCCTTGGCTCGTTCCTACGTGGCTATTGGCAGCAAGGCGGATTGCGTGGATCCAGTCCAGACAAGGCTTACTACGTAAAAGTAGATACAAGCACGACAACTCAAGCAGATATTCAAAATGGCCGTGTCAACATTGAAGTTGGCGTTGCTCTTGAATACCCAGCTGAATTTATCGTGATCAAGCTTGGTCAGATAACCGGAACAGCTACGGCTTAAGGAGATAAATAAACATGCCCGTAAATAACACCCTAAGTACCCTCCTTACGGATCCGGTACGTAATTTTAAGTTTGTGGTTGAGTTTCTTCCACAGACCAATGATTCTAAGTGGGGTTCTTCCTTTGGAAAGATGGGTTTCGTCTCTCTTTCTGGACTAAGCGTCTCTACTGAATCTATTGCATACCGCGAAGGCGGATACAACACTAATTTCCACCAAATTCCAGGACAAAGCTCCTTTACCCCAATCACCCTATCAAAGGGCGTAATGTTGGGTAACGATGCTCATGCTCGCTGGATGCGCCGTCTGTTCTCTGTACTAACTCCTAATGCTACAAGTGGTATCGGAGCAGACTTCCGTTGCGATCTAGACATTGCAGTTCTTAGCCATCCAAACCCAGCAGCATATGCTGGAAGCGGATCAACTGCTGCGGCAGACACAGCATACGATCAACACGTATCTGTACGCTTCCGCGTCAACAATGCATGGATCACATCGCTTTCATACAGCAACCTAGATGCTGGTTCCAGCACTTTGTTGGTTGAAGAAATTACTCTAGTACACGAAGGCTTCGATGTAACCTTTGCTAAGAACTACACTCAAGCAGGTTCAGCACAGAAGCTTTCTGACACAACTTCAATCTCAGCTCTATAAACTAAAGAAAAGGTACACTAAATGTCTACAGAAACTATCAGAG